CTGCTGCTTGAGCTGCGTTAGCCTTTGTTGTAGCATCTGCTGCTGCAGTTGCTTCTGCTGCTGACTGTGCTGCGTTAGCCTTAGATGTTGCATCTGCTGATGCAGTTGAGATAGCTGCTGCTTGAGCTGCGTTAGCCTTAGATGTTGCATCTGCTGATGCAGTTGATACTGAAGCTGCGTCGCCTGATACTCTAAGTGCTGCTTCTGCTGCTACCTTAGTTGTTGCATCTGTTCCTGCTGCAGTAATTGCTGCTGATTGCGCTGCTGCTGCTGAGCCTGCTGCATCGTATGCTGCGGCTGTTGCTGAAAGTGCACGAGCATCTGTGAAGTATTTGTTTGCTGCATTTTCTGCAAGGTCTGCTGTATCGTGATTTGCAAGACTTGAAACTGTACCTGTTACATCACCAGTAAGGTTGCCAACAAATGTAGCAGTAATTGTTCCTGCGGCGAAGTTGCCATTGGCATCGCGTTTTACTACGGTATTTGCTGTATTGGCTGAAGTTGCTGTACCGCCAATAATACCAACAATGTAGTCTTGGTCTGCCTGTGCCTTGGTTAATACATCAAAACCGTTAACGGTAGCTGTAGCACCCTCAACGATCAGACCATTTTTAATTCTAAAGTTTTTGTTTACTGTTGCCATTGATATGACTCCCTTTTACTGCTTTTTTATGCTTTTAATGCTGTTCTAAAATATCTTACCTTTATTGATCCTGAAACAGGTGTTACGCATAGACTTATTATACCGCTATTTTCTTCAAAAGTGACTGTGGCTAGTGATAAATCTGTGTTTGATACGATGTCTGATTCTGATATGTAAACATTGGTTCCATCGTTAAGCAAAACAATAGTTGAAGTATGTGTTAGATTTCCAACAGACTTATCAATCTGTAGTGCGTATCTAACTGTCTTGTATACTGTCTTTGAGAATGAATCTATAATTGTTTTATTTTCTATACCGTCTATAGTAAGATCATTGTTCCCGTCCAGTCCCAAAAGCTCTGAAGCATTTTCTGCATCTAGAGTGGATAGGTTTGCCTGAAGCTGACTTACCTTGTAGTCTATTGAGTTTACATCTTGTGAATTATTTACACCAAGCTTATTTTCAATTGCTTCAATTGCATCATTGACATTACCATGCAGCGTTGCGTGGCCTTCCATTGATTCGGTTGCAGCAGGATTTGTAAAGTTATCTTTTGATGTTGGGTAGCTAGTTGCCAATTTGTCCTCCATCCAACAGTGTTAGTTGCGTGTAACTTGCATTTGTATACGATGATGTTGGAGAACCACCGTCTATGCCAATTATAACAGGAACTGTTTCTTCAACTCCAGAATTTTGATTTAAATTATCAAAATATACAGTTTCATTTAAGTTAACTGTATGAACATTTCCATCATAGGAGTGTGTGTGCATATAAAATGGGGCGGGATCTTTAGAGGCTGGAGTTAAGTCAACCCAAACACTACCATTGTATATCTTAATGTTCTTACTTGTAACATTAAAGTATACATCTCCAGATGAACCATAAATTGGGTCTTCTGCAAGTGTAAGGAGGTTGAGTAGGGATTTAAACTTTTTAGCCATTTAGAATCCTTATCCTATTACAACTACTCTATATTCTCCAGCTGTTGGTGCAACTGCAAATTTAATAGTTATATCTGAATCTGATGTATGCTCAACATCTGCAAATATTTCTGCAAATGGTGATGCTACTTCATATATAGAAACCACTACATCTTTTGTGCCTAAATTGTGTGTAACTGTATAAGATGTTGCTGATGTATTTAGTGTAGTCTTATATTTTCTTGTTATCTCATGATAATTTGTGCCGTCATTTGTTAATGTCCATTGGTCTGCCGCCTCATTCCATAAAACTTCTACATCTGCAGAGGTTCCACGGTTTACCTTAAGACCAGCATCTGATGATGGAGCTCCAGTAACATTTGTATTAAGAACAACTTTATTGTCAACAATATTAACTTCTGTTGTGCTTATAGAGTTAATAGATCCTTGAACATCAAGGTTTCCACCAATGCTTAAGTTACCAGTAACTGTTACATCATCTGGCAAGCCAATAGTTACTGCTGCTGATTCTGATCCAGATCCTGAAACTGTAATTTCTCCAGATGTTCCAACAATTGTTGAAACATAGCTTCCAGTCGTGTCAGCACCAAGAGCAACTGAGTTTGGCTCAATTGTTGTTGATATTGTAACATCGCCCAAATTGGTCATTGTTGCAGAACCAGTTACATCTCCTGAAAGAGTAATTACTGGATCTTTATTAAGAGATACCTCGCCACCTACAACTGTAAAGTCGCTTGCATCGAAACTTGCTACACCCTTATTTGTATATGTTGCGTTTTCTGCTGAAATTGTAATTGTATTATTTGTTACAGCTACGTCAATTCCCTCTCCGCCAGCTACTGTAAGAGTATCTGTAAGAAGGTCAACTGTATCTGTTCCTGTATCTCCAGCAACTGAAAGATTAGTTGCTACGTTTACTGTTCCAGCTGCAGTCAAACGACCTTGAGCGTCAACTGTAAATGTAGGAATTGCTGTTGTTGATCCGTATGATCCAGCAGTTACTGCTGTATCATTAAGATTTAATGTAGTTGTTCCTGCAACATCGTTATATGTTGATGTTAAAGCTGTACCAGCTATTACGGAAGATCCAATAACATCTTGAATTACTTCAGTAGAACCAGATGCTGGTGTCCACTCAGTGCCATTATAGAAGTAAAGAACATTTGTTCCAGTGTTATAGTAAATCTGACCAGATACTGGATTTGAAGGCGCTGCGCCTAAGTTTTGGATTCTAGCATTGAGCAACTCATTCTTGTTGAGATCAACGCTAACTAAAAATTTTCTTGCCATTTGCTATCTCCTTATGACAGGTATGCTGTCCCTGAAAATGGTTGAGCCATAGTCAGTGTTATTTGATTAGTACTATTGTAGTCTATTCCAGTTTCCAAAATATCTCCAGCGCTAGACTTAACTGTTACGTTTGGTTGATACCCTAGCCCGTGATTAATAACAACAGAATACACTCCAGACAAAGGACCAGTAACTTGAGTTAGCTCCCAAGGATAGGCTAGCGTATTGTTTGTTAAAAATATTTTGCTTGCTCCCGACCAATTTAAATCAGAAAGCTTTGGTCCGTGAAATGCAGCTGAAAGCATATCAAAGTAAAAATCTCCAGTAAGACCCAAATTTGCTGCTGGATCCCCATTTCCATTTAGAATGGTTCTTCCTCTTGGTCCTTGTGGACCTGGAGAAGAAATTACTATTTTATTTATTTGCTCTCGAACAACTACGGATTCAGTCATTAAATAGTTACCGATCTATTTAGGGTCATAAACCCTTCAAGGAGCTTTATTTTATTCCCATTAGAATCTACAACCATAACATCATAAGATGATTTAGGATAAAAGATTTTGCTTGTTTGTGTTGGTGTCATTTTTACAGTTAATTTACCATTAGGTCCATCAATTGTAATTCCGCCAGATGGTGATGTTAGTGTAACAGCTAATTTATTGCCGCCCTTTGTATCACGCACCTGCATCTTTGCAGATGCACCAGTAAGATCAATTGCATCGTCATTTTCGTCTTTATATTCTACTATAAAACTAAATGTTGCATTTTGATCTACTTCGAAATTCTTTTGTCCTGCCATTTGCCATAGTCTCCTAAATAGGAATACTCCTGTACTAATTTTAGCACAGGAGTATTTCTAATCGACTATTTTTGTTTACTTGTTGGTAAACCCAAATGATGATTCATTAGGGTTAAGTGCTTTCAAAATTACGGGTGCTGTGGCAGCGAATCCGCCAAGTAGTAGGTCTCTTGGGCTGGTGTTGCCTGTCATATATAGAGCAATTGCCGCTCCTAGAAAATGACGTCCATAACTTGCTAGTGCTGCTAGAATCTTCTCTTGCATTGTAACCTTTCCATCTCCATTAAGATCTTCTTTAGCTTTTGCCATTTTTGATCCTCCTTATTTCTAGGCGGGTTGCCTAGTAATTTTGGGCTTTAACCCAATTATATTATTGTACCACTATGCGCTAATATCTACCAATTCGCAATTACCATCAGAGCTACATGCAAGCGTTGCATTTGTAGAAGTGCCATCTTCTAGCTCGTAGAAAGATAAATCTTCCCATCTAATGCTTTTAGGCATCTTTGATACCAGATCTTCATATTCTTCTTTTGAAACCTCTTGGTATGGGGCTTGCTTGTAAGAGTGATCAGAGTATGGAAGAAAAGAAATTCCAGAAAGATCGTCAAAGTTTTTATATACCCAGGAACCCACTTCCATCCACTCTTCGTCTTTTACAGATACTGTAATTGATGGCTTATGATCGCACCAAGCCTTTTGGTATATCATCCAAAGCTCAAGGTGCTCTATGGCTGTAAGGTCTTTTCTAAGTGTAGCACCTTCTGGTGCCTTTACAGGAAAAGAAAAAACATAAGTTTCGGTTGGCTTCATAACATCGTCTTCTACTGGTATTCCAATCTCTTTAAGAAAAATTGAAATTGGATCTCCTTTTGAGCCACGAACTGTTCTTATGTAATATTCTGAGTGCCAAGGATGCATGCCAGAAGAAACTCCAGTAAGCTGTGAAACTGTTCCAGAAGGCTTTACACATGTAACAGAAGCAGAAGGATTTATGCCAATATTTAATGCCTCTTTTTTATTTGCTTCGTTAGCTCTGGTCTTTAGTCTTTGTAGGGCATGTTCTAGTCGAAGGTGATCATCTTCTTTAATGTGATCTAAATTTTCGCAATTTCCAGGACATGCGTACCTACATGTATAACCTTCTTTTTTATGTGCTTGATATTTTCCAGAAAAATAAGAATTTCCAAACTGACCAGTTAAAGATACGCCAAGCAGTCTTTCTTCTTCTGTATTTTTTCTCCAAACATCTCTTATGTACTTAAAGTTTGTTAGTGTAGATTGCCATGTACCAAGTATTGAAGCAAGCTCTACTTTTCTAGAAACAGACTCTTCGTTATCATCTTCACGAATAACAACTTCTGACAAGTTACAGAACTGATTTGGTCTTAATATGATTTCTGAGCAGGGATTAGTTCCGTAGTGTATCTCTGGGTCTCTCCCGCTCAATGCAGCTTGTTTTTGTGCTGCTGCAACATTATAGATTCCTCGCTCTCCAGATTTTGAATCGTATAGCGATTTCCATTCAGAAATAAACTGCTCCATATCTGGCTTTCTAGAATATGCTACAGAATTATTTGAAAGAGCACGTTGTGGATTGTGTTCCCACCAGTTTCCAGATTTTGCTTGAGCCATTTCTATATCGTTTATATTAGAAAGAGAAATCATAGCTGATCTGCGAACTCCTCCAACAACAACAACCTCGCCAATCTTACACATTATGTCATGCGCTTCAATTGGCTTAAGTTGTCTTCCTGCTGCATTTTTAAACTTTGCAATAGTAAAATCAAATAAGTTTACAAGGGGCTGCGGTCCAGATGATCTTCCGCCCATGGTTTTAAGCCTTGCACCAGCTGGTCTAACTTTTGTAACATCAAAGGATGGAATCTTTCCATCCCATAGGCTTTTTAAAAGCATCTTGTAGGCTGTTGCCCAGCCTGTTTTAGAATCTTCTACAACAATAACGTCAGAAACTTTTTCCAAAGTTTGAGGGATTGAAGGAAGCTTATTAATGTACTTATATTCTACTGAGAAACCAACTCCAGAGCCACACATCAATATATACATAGTTTCGTCAAATGCTCTTGGGTGATCAACTGGCAAATACGAACAATTGTATCCAGCAACGTTATCTCTTTCTAGGGCGGGACCAGAAGTCATAACAGCTCTCATAGAAGGCATTACATTTCTCTTGTATACAGCATCTTTAAGATTTGAAAGAAGTATCTCGTCTGGAGTATAATCAAAATTTTCTTTTAGGTTGTTTAGCATAAAAGAAAAATATCTATCTACGGTTTCTTTCCATGTTTCTCTTCTATTTAAATCTGGTATCCATCTAGCATATCTAGAAATAGCTATAAAATTTTCGTATGGGTTTTCTATTAAAGCGCTATCTGCATTTGGCTCAAGCAATACCATTGGCTTCTCATCAAAGTAATCTGAGGATTGTTTAAAGTTTTGAATTTTTGTCATTTTGTCTCTTTTCCGCCCTATGGCACATAAATTTTAGTAAGAGTCTTATTCTACCAAAGTTTTTTATAGAAAGGAAGGGTGAAAAATATTATTCAATAGCTAGTTTATTGGTTAACTAGAATAAATAAACACTTTTTTTTAAGTTGACATATTGTAAAGATTAATGGTATTCTTATAGTTCGTTATCTCTATTGGAGGAAATGCCTATGGAGAATATAAAGCAAAAACTTAGCGATGTCTTACATCACTATGTTGCAATAGCAGTAGCTGTACTGTTTTTATTTACTGGTCAACCAGAAATAATTCAATCAGCATCTGCGCTGGTTGTAAAACCAGAAGTAAAAACCGAAGCACAACTTAACAAGGAAAAGCTGGAGCAATTCAGCAATACTGTGTGGAAACCATCAGAGTCTTTAACAGACAAAGAATTGGTTGAACTTCTCAAGGCTGTAGGCTTTGAGGGTAGCGCCCTTAAAATGGCGTGGGCTGTGGCTAAAAAGGAGTCTAATGGACGCCCAATGGCTTATAACGGCAACAGGAAAACTGGAGACAGTTCCTATGGAATTTTTCAGATCAACATGTTGGGTAACCTAGGTGATGATCGTAAAGAAAAGTTCAAACTGGATAGTAACTACTCGTTATTCGATCCAGCAATCAACGCAGAGATAACGTATTATATGACCAATGGCGGTCAAGATTGGTCGTCATGGAAAGGTTTAACACCTCGAACAAAAGAGTGGTTAGACAAGTTTCCATCTAAAAGTTAGAAAGGAGTTAATATTAAGATACAAGTAGTATCTCAATATCTAGCTCTCTCAAGAGAAGGCCTTGTGTCAGAGATGGTTTGCCCATTAGACCAGGGTCTTCTCTTTTCAAACGAAGACATAGAAGAAAAAATATTTGTGTATTGTCTTTCTTGCCAATATAAAAATTATATTGGTACCGCTATTTATTCAAAAATGTTGGAGGGTGTAAAAAATGCCACTGAATAATGAATTTGATGAAGCACTAAGAGCCAAAGTGGCAAGGAATATCCCATGCATGCATATGCCTGGGTTGCTTCTTGCTGAAAAAGCACTTATTGTAGTAAAAGAATATGCTGAAGAAGCTAAATCTAGAGGTTTAATAACTATTGATGAATTGCTTGAAGATATGAAAGTAAAAAATGGACAATCCGAGTAATAATTTAGAAGACAATCTCCCTATGGTTAACTACATAATGCTTCATAGGATATATGACGTATTATGCCTAATAGCGAAATTAAATGGGGGTAGTAATGAGATTGAAAAAATGGTAAAATATCATGAAGAGGGATTTTTGCTGGGACCCTCCCCAGCATTTAGAGCGGAAGATGAAAAGAATGAATAAGGATAAAGAATCTGTAGTGCAACTTATGGTTGCAGTTTATGAAAGTATAAATACAAAAATGGCATTGATGTCTGGAATGACTGAAGAAGAAGCGGAAGCAAAAACTAAAGAGGCAAACCCAGCAATGATTTATTACATGAGTGAAATTTACAACAAGCTTGATGAAAATGACATTATAAAATACGAATAGTGATATAATTAGTTTATGTCACCTAAACATTTTCAAAAGGTAATGAATAGTCCATACTTTAGAATGGAAAATCAAATTCTGTCTAACTGTAAATGTTTTGAGTGTAAATTAGAAAATCTTTTTATTAAATTCTTTAATATAAAGGAAATAAAAATAAAATTACGTAGGTCGAGATAAAACTCCTTACGTATGCACGTAAGTGCTTAACCCCAATCGGATCCGCCTCTGATTGGGGTTTTTATTTTAGTCAGATATTACAGAAGCTTGTGTACAAACATTGATGCTATTATTCTGTCTCCATTATAAAATTTATTTACGGCATGAGAATATTCTTTTGTTCCAGGGTGGCAAACTAGTGTGCCAGCTTTAGGCTTAACAGATATATTCTTATTGACATACACAACTTCTCCACCTTCAAAATCATCGTTAATAAATATAATTATGCCTTTCGACACAAAAGATTTTCTTTCTATTAAATCTTGTTCTGACATGTCATAAGAAACATCGTCTGCATGAGGAGGCATTATGTAGTCAGTTTTTGCAAACTCTTCTGGAAAATTATTGAAAGAAAAATCGAAATTTCTATATTTAATCAGTGACACAAAATCTGTATAGGGCCTGATTAAAGTTTCTGTTTCATTGTTAAAAAAATCATCAAGCTTTGATAAATATCCATCCCAAATACTGGTAATATTACTTTCTTCTATAATCAAAGAAGTGTGTGATGAGTGTCCGTAGTCTTCTATATGAGAATCTGACTTTATCGCATTGTTTAAGATAACTAGATCCTTTTTAGATATAAAATCTTCTATATAAAATATGTTTTCATCTAAGTATACTTTATCCATCATTCACCAAATATCCGTTTTTTATTTTTTTCTACTGTTTCCAAGTTATAAAAATCATTAGTTACGTTTTCTGGTAATTTAACATCTTTGAATCCCCAAGGTACAAACCCTTGTGATGGACCCATTCTCCAAAAATGTGGGGTTATGTACTTAAAACCTATATTAGGAACAGCTTCATGTTCATTATCTAGATCCGAAGACTTAAACATGATGATGCTTCCAGATTCTGGTTTTATTTGTAAATTATAGTTTGGAAAATATAAATATCCATCAGAATAATCATCATTGTAGTATATGACAAAGGAGTGCTCTAGGTCATCATAGGGGCAGTCTGTGTGCAGTCCTCTAGATTGCATGGAGTTGTATTTACCAATAACATATCCAGGCGATGGGATTCTAGGATTCAAGGTAGTGTCTATCCCTAAATGGTTTGCATACTTATCTGAGCAATCTATAACAGCTTTATTAATAGATTCAAATACCCAATGACTTTCAGTATCTTTTTTATGTGGGTCAAACCAGTTTGGGTCATATATACATTTAGCTAACCCAAAGTCTTCTGGAGTAATTCCTAATTCTTCCCAATCTTTTTTTTGCTCTAATGAAAACGCATATTTATTTCCCCATGGTAGCCAATCGGTAATAATATCATTTGACGTAGATTCTATGTACTTTAGAATTTCTTTAGAATTAGGTATTGCATTTTTAAAATAAAAAATTTTATCGTTGTATATTTCAACTTCTATAGACATAACATATCTCCTTATTGATTTCAGAAAGTGCGGCGAAAAGTGAGCCGAAAATTAGAGACCATCATTTTCATCTTCGTATAAACTTCTCAAATACTCCATATTAGCTAGACGTTGTTCCTCAGACCCTATTTTATGCTCTACTATAATACCTGCCCACATAATAAAAAGGAGGGTGGAAAGAGGAACATCATAAGCTATCATATTAGTATTATACTCCATGTTCCACGTGAAACCAAGTAGGCCTATATATTAAAAAACAGGAAGATCGATATAGCAAGAAAGCAAAGGGCAATAAATCTGATCTTCTTTTTTCTTGGCCATTCAGATGGCACTCTTACATTATTCATATTCTACTCCTTTGTAGGCCTATTGGGATTTGAACCCAAAGTCGATTGCATATAAGACAATTGCTTTAACCAGATTAAGCTATAGGCCCTTATATTAGCCTATTATCTGTATGAGTATGCCAAGGATAAAAGTAATGACAGCTATTATGGCTACTGCAATAAGAGTCTTCATCTTTTTATCCCGCCTTTTCTTATGTATTTTCTTTATGTTTTTATAGCATTATCTGGGGATATTAGATTTTAGGAAAGCCCCCCTACCCCCCAAATTTTTTCTTTTTGGAAAGATAGAGAAGCGTTCCTGAAATACCCACAGATTACATCTGGTACATATTGAGTTTCAGGGTAAGCCCCCACAAAGCAAACTAAGTGTATCATTTTGTTTTTATCAAAGTCAATAGGTTTATTTATTTTTCTTTCGTATACTCATGTGGCAAAGTGTAAAATCCTTCAGGCAAATCATCTTCTCCAAATACTCCATTTACAGCACTAGACATTTTAATTGCATCTATGCCTTCATATAGCTGATCATTTTTTCTTAATTCCTCAGCTTCAGGAAGTGATGCAAATCCAGCTACAATATATCTGATTCTATCGCCTCTTACATCTTCTGTATAGTGTGCATATGCTTCCCATCCAGGATGTAATAACAAATCGCCTTTTTCTGGTTTATATTGAAATCCAATATTTGGATAAGATATCTCACCACCGTCAAAATTGCTTATATAATGAGTAACGCCAAATACGCATTTGTTGTCCATCCCCATTGATTCCGCCAAATTATCAGCATGTAAGAACATAGACTGGCCTTTAGTCATTCTATGAACAGAGTTCATACTTTCTACCCAGAGCTCTTGTCTAAACAGCTCCTGTAGCCTTATACGCATATGTTTTAGCTCTGCATCAAGATCTTTATCTTCTATAAAGAAAAATTTTCCATGCCACCATTCTCGCTTGTTTTTTTCCCACCAAATATCTTCTCCAAAAGATTCTACATGAGATACTAACCTGTCGCAAAGATCATCTGATAACCAGTTTTTTAGTACAACTATGTTCTTCTCAATTAGTACCGCATTGGGTTCTTTTTCTAATATTTGAGCAAGCTGTTTCTTAACTATAGATGCATATGGTTCCATACCCTTATTATACCCCGTCCTATATTCTAGTCAACTGCTTTTTCAGATTTAAGAAAATGTTAATATATTTTTTACATGTATGATACACACCATGGACAAAACGGACATTTTGGATAGTGCGCCCATAATTCTTTTGGTCTTGAGCGTGAGTGTGAGCCTTATCACAAACATTTTTTTGCGACACGCCCGAGATGTGCCTAAATTTGTCAGTCCCCCATGCTATGCTTAAGGTATAACAAAAACGAAAGGCAATAAAATGAACACATTAGATAGAATTAGATTAGAACAACAAGAGCGCAACGCTATCGCTCACGAAAAGGCTATGGCTAAGTCCCCTTGGATTAGAGAGAGCGTACAGGCTTTCCGTAACGCTACCCCTGAGCAATTAGCGCAAGCCGAGGCTATTCGAGTTAAGCGAGGAAGGTGACACACCTCACACCGACACGCTAGGCTAACCTCCCCAATTTGTCAGACCCCCATGCTACACTTACAACATAACAACAACGAAAGGTCAGAATAAATGACACTAGATGAATACAAGCAAATGGTAGAGGCGCAACGCCTTGCCTCCCTATCAATCGCCCTAGAGGCACTTCGTAAGTCAGAGTCTATTGCTAAGGAGATGAATAAATAATGTCATACGCATACTCATACGAAACTAATAGCGTGTCTAAGTGGGATACTATCCAATCAGATGTCGCAGACGCATACGCATACCTTGATGAGGTAGATGAGGAACAACCTCCACTAGATGAATTTGATGACTCAGATGATGAGGCACTAGCAAAACTATACGAACTAACATGGGAGAACTAATAATGACTATCACTTACTCAATTTGGCAAGGCTCTAAACTAATCTCTATTGACAATGTAGCGCATGAGGCTAAGGCTATTGACCATGTAATCGCATCACTTAACGATAGCGAATTAGGCAAGGTTAAAAAGTTTACCGCTAATGTAATGGACATAAAGGTGACCGCATAATGAAAGAGTGTAAAGTAATTAACTGCAACAATACCGATTTAGTTTATAGCGGAATAGATGCCATGCTATTGGGTGGTATCTTAACCGAAACCTATTGCTACTCATGCGCTAATGCGTATAATCAAATAGATAGCGCTATGCAATCACTAAGAGATAAGGTTAATGCGTAATGAATAGACTACTTACTACACTAGTACAGTTATCCCTTGCCCTCCCCGCCCTATACATGGCGAGGATCGTATGGCATGACTTTAAGGCAGAGATGCGAGAGATGTGGCACGAATCACACTAGCCTAACGGAGTGTCGGCTTGACATTGTCAAGCTGGCCCGCAAGTACTTGCGGGAGTTATCCACAGGGTTACGGGCCTCTGTGGAAAACCCCTGGATTTATGTGAGATTTATCACATAGGCTGAGCGTCTCACATTATGGAATTACTGGCTAGTAAGTAGAGAAATGTCAGCCCCTTAGTGTACAATTCCTACTATAACGAAAAAGAAAGGTGGTCTCAAATGACTACACTAAACACACTATGTAAAGACCATACCCCTATGGTGTCCGCTATCTCAAATGTAGGAGATGAGCAATTTACTTTCTGCGTAGATTGCGAACAAAACAT